TCTAGCCTCAAATTTTCTCTCTTTTTTAAAAAATTTGAAATATACATAAACACAAAATAGCGGGATAGAAATATACCAAAAAGTGCAAATAGCAAGAAAAAGAAGCCCGAAAAACATAAAAGCAAAATAGAATACGACGCCGATAAATAGATCGTTCATTTTAGCGCCTCCGTTGTATAAATTTGCATCTTAATTTTAATAATATCAAGATAAAAAAAGGCTGAAAATGGCAAAAAATGCAACTCTAACCTTTGGGATGGACTTAAGCGACTTTGATAAGGCGATGAAGTCGATCAATAAACAAGCCACTAGCCTAAGCGACCAGATAAGCAAAGCCACTCAAAGCGCAATACAAGCCTATAAAAACGGCCTTAATGACCTTAAAGCAAACCCACTCCAAGGCGCTAAAATTAACGCGGACTTGGCAAACCTCAAAGAAAATATCAAAAAAGCCGTAACCCATAAACTAAATTTAGACATCGAAGACGCTAAAAAAAATCTTGAAGGGTTAAAAACCCAAGCTATCGCAGCGATCGGTAGTATTATGGCGATCTCAAAACCCATAAGCTCGGCGATCGACTTCGAGAGCTCCATGGCCGACGTTAAAAAAGTAGTTGATTTTAGCGGCGCTGACGATGTTAAGAAGTTTGCAGATGGATTAATGAAGATGAGCCGTGAGATCCCCCTAAGCGTCAATGAGCTAGCCCAAATCACGGCAAGCGGCGGGCAGCTGGGCATTGCTAAAGAAAATTTGATGGACTTCACGACTACCGCGGCTAAGATGGGCGTCGCCTTTGACATGAGCGCAAAAGAGGCGGGCGATAATATGGCCACGATGATGAATATATTTGGCATGGACGTTAAGCGCGTGGGCGAGCTGGGCGACACGATAAATCACATCTCAAACAACTCAGCAGCCACCGCAAACAAAATAGTTAATGCCCTAGGACGTATCGCGGGCAATGCTAAAGACTTTGGGCTTAGCGCAGACGCCGCGAGCGGACTTGCGAGTAGCTTTATCGCCCTAGGTAAAGCCCCCGAAGTAGCCGCTACCGCGATCAACTCAATGCTAACGACGCTAAACAACGCCGACAACGCGAGCGACTCCGTTCAAGCCGCATTCGAGCGGATCGGCATCGACGGCAAAGAGCTAAAGCAAGCGATCATCAAAAACCCTCAAAAAGCTTTAACCGATTTTTTATATACGCTCTCAAAAATCCCAAAAGAGAGTAAAACAGGCGTTTTGACGGCCATTTTCGGTAAAAACTTCGGCGACGACATCTCGCTAGTGACCGGCGCGATAGAAAACTACGATAAGGCGATGAGGTTAAGCGCGGACAAGGCAAAAGCCGGATCGATGGATAGAGAATTTAAGTCGCGAAGCGAAACGACGGCAAACAATATCCAGCAGATGAAAAGTGCATTTAACGAGATTGCGATAAATGTCGGTAACATATTCTTGCCGGCTTTAAATTGGGTTATTGACGGCATTAAAAAGATCAGTTACGCCTTTTCGTGGTTTGCCGACGCATTCCCGGGCGTGATAAAATACGCATTCGGCGCAGTTATCGCTTTAACGGCCTTTAGAACGGCGCTCATCGCAAAACAAGCCGTGTTAAGCATTACTACGCTTATGCTCGGAAACTATCGTAAGGTATTACAGCTTTTGCCGTTTGAGTGCTTGCAGCTAGGCGCGTCGCTAAAAGAGTGCAATATAATGCTCAGGCTAAAAAATGCAGCTTTAAGCGTAGCTAGCTCAAAATCAACTAGCTTTATCGGCATTATTAAAAAAATGACCGTATCCTTTAGGGCTCTTAGCGCGGCATTTTTGAGCAATCCTATCGGAATTGCTTTGACGTTGATTGCGGCCGCCGCATTTGCGGCTTATAAATACTGGGATGAGTTAAAAGCCTTTTTTAGCGGGTTTTTTGACGGCATTATGAGCGGCATAAAGCCTCTAATAGATAGCTTTAGCGGAGCATGGAGCGCGATAAAGTCCGCCTTTGCCCCGATTGTCGATCTTTTTGGATCGTTCTTTGGCGTTACAAAAGCTAGCGAGGGCGAGCTTGGCGCAGCGAAAGAGGCAGGGGCTAGCTTTGGGCATACCGTCGGCACTGTATTGAGCACGCTTTTATATCCTTTTGAGGCGCTAGCAAACATCATAACCGCCGTCGGCCTAATAATCGACATCGTCAAAATCAAGGGCACGCAGTGGATAGAAGCTTTTGGCGAGGAGCTTAATTGGTGGCGCGATCTTTTCGGCAATATAGGCGAGTGGATATTGCAGAAATTTAGCTCCGTCGTGGATGGAATAAAAGGTTTTTTTGCGGGCTTTTTTGATTGGCTAGCGGAGAAATTTGCCTTTGTAACCGATAGTATAAAAGCGGTTACGGACTTTGCAGGATCTGCCACGCAAGGCGCAAAAGATATACTGGGCATCGGCGACGGCAAGGAAACTAACTGGTATAATCCTTTTAGCTGGTTTAACGACGAAGCGCCGCAAACGACGGCCGGATCTGTAGATAAAGTCGCGCAAGATCGCCGCGAGATGAGGGCGCAAACGAGCCAAAATCAAATAACCGACAATAAAAAGATCGATATAAATTTATACGGCTCGCAAGCTACCCCGCAAGCCGTGGCGCAGGCTGTAAGCGATAATGGGTATAGTTTTGGGGATTAGTCATATATAAATTCATCTGAAGTAAAGTCTTCGTCATATTCATCTATATCACCGTGTATGCGTATTTCGTGGGTAGGGAATGGGGTTCCTATGGTTTTTTTATCCTGGTCATAGTCTACTAAAAATAATATATCTGAAATATCTTTTTTTATTCTAAATTTTGTTTTTTTATACTCTTTGCAATAATATTCATTGTCTTCTTTGTCGTATCCGTGCGAGCTCGGCTCATGGATATATTTTCCGGTATCGACCGAAATTTTTAGGCTTATGTCAAATAATATACTTACCCTATTATCATCGGTTATATCGATATACATGGAATTTTTTATGGCTAAGGAGTCAATTTTTGCTTCCGCATAGTCGATTCTGAATTTTCCGCTATATAAATTAATGTTAAAATAAAATAAATTATTATAATCTGCTTCGTCTTTATCTTCCAGATATTTACTCAGTTGCTCTTTGCATATATCCATTATCTCATATTTTTTATTGATCTCCTCTATTTCTTTATAAAATTTATTCTTTTTATCCTCTTTAATTTTATCCTCTATTTCTTTTATATCATGAATGGTATTTATTAGAGCGGTCGCATGACTAATATATTGAAAGCGTATTATTTGATTTTCTTTGCAAAATTCTTGGCATTCGTCGTCGCTACTTATAAGTGCGATATTGCTCTCATATTTTTTAGTATTTATAGTTAAAAGATTTATTGCATCTATAAATTCACTTGGCTTGTTTGTCGAAAATGGATTTTTTATATTTTTCCATAAGTCTACTATGTCGGAAATTTTGGCATTTGATTTAATAACTTCTATTTCCAGATCTTTAAAACATTTTTTGAGATGCTGTTTTAACTTTTCTTTATTTTTTTGTTCAATAAAGCCAGCTTTTATAAAAAAATACATAGTATCTTTATCTAGTTCATCTATGTCTTTATCTATTCTTCTATAAATTTCCTCTTCTATAACATCGGTTATGTAGGTGTTTATATTGTTATTTCTTATTGCTTTTATAAAATTTTCAAAATTATCACTTTTATAAGTGTAATTTGCCGCACAAAATACGTTTGTATCTAAAAAAACGACATCTATATTATTAAAAATAAAATCGTGATTATAGCCAGCCTTTAGTATATTGCTTGCTAAGCCATCATTTATATACTTTTTATCATAAACAATACAATAGTTTTTTGTTTTGGCAAAAGGTCCTTGAATGCCGAAATCATCCGAGGTTTTTAGCCTATCGGCTTCTTCTTTCGTTTTCACTATACAAAAGCCGTTTTCCCCTAGCGTTATTTCTTTTTTCATCATTTTTTATGACTTATTAAAAAAATTTTTATTTCCGTAAGCTTTTTGGCTCCTATACCTTTTATACTAAGTATTTGCTCATCGCTTAGTTTTTCAATATCCTCTAAATTTTCATATCCTGCTTTTACAAAAGCGGCAGACGACGGTAGTCCTTGCAAGTTTTGAATTTTTGAGATCATGTCTTTTTCGTCGGTAAATTCTTTATAAAAATTGCTTGCGGTATTAAAGCCAGTTTTTAAAAAGTCGTTTTTACTAACGAAATTATTAAATTTGAGCTCTTTATCGGCATCGTGCGAGTAATAAATTCTAAATAACTCAAGTATGGCCATGCCGTTTTTTGTTATACCGTCTTTTATGAGCGTTTTGAAGCGTCCTTTACTGTAATTGTAATCCTCTAAAGTGATCTTTTTAAAAAAACTCTTTTCGGTATCGGTTAAAGCCCTATAATCTTGCGAGTCGATTATTTCGCCTATGCTATGTATAATATTTTCGGTGGGACATTCGTAATAAAATACGGTTTTTAAATTTAATGGAAAATCTCCGAATTTTATATAATACCCGTAAGGTTTACGGCATGCTTTATAGTAAGCTATGCGGTGCGGATCGTTAAAGTCGAGATACGAAACGCCGCGCCCCAGCTCGCTCAGCTCTTGAGGAGTCGTTATGCCGTTGGCTATAATATCGGCCTCTGTTAGCTCCTCTTGGGTCGCATCGGGTATCTCTTCTGTTTCGTCGGCGTTCATAAATTTAGTAAATTTGCCCTCGTTTAGATCCTTTGTTAGGTCATTAATATTATATTGCTCTGGCTTTTGGTTTAAACTTTTTTCAGATTGTTTTAATAGATCGCTTAAAGATCGGTTGGCTTCTTGAATTTGCTTTAATGCGTTATCGCTACTATTGTTTGATTGGAGGCGATTGCTGGCATATATATTTTTATCGCTTTGCCGTTCTATATCTGCGTTTTCCTGATTAGCCTTCTTTTTTGTTTGTTTTGACGCAAATGCCCAAATCATTAAAATGGACGGTATCAAAAAGCTAAACCCTCCGCCTATATCGCCGACATAAAACATTGATATGCTCATAACAACGCAAAAGAATGAGATTATAGTGCCTATAACAAAAAGCATTCAGTCTCTTAAAATTTGATTTTGACTACCGGCAATAACTATATTTTGCGAGCCATCAACGTTTATATCTATTTTAATATAAGCTCCGTTCCTTAAAGCTTGCAAAAATTCTTCATTCGTAAAAACGGCAAGCATCCCACCCGCTACTCCTTCGCTTATCTTGCTTACATCCTCATTTCTTTGGGCTAGATAAATCCTTTTATTTTCGGCGCGTTGTTGAAGGATAACAAATGCCCAAAAGGCCACACCTGCACCGATAAATAAAATAGATTTCCAATATCTAACTATAAAATCTATAAAATCTGCAAAATCACTCACTGCTACTCCTCTGAAAATTCTTTTAGCTTTTTTAGTTTTTCGACAAAACCTTTTAGCAATGTTTCATTACCGTAATCATCATAGAGCTTTTCAAACTCTATGTATAGCGGCGTATTGCGCTTTTGGCTTCTCTGCTTGTCTATTTGATTGCCGTTACCTCTTATGGCTATATTGCCGCTTCCTATCGCTACCGCCCCAGTTAATTGTTCCATACTCACTCCTAATTTTTTTGAAATTTCTAGTAATTTCTTATAGTCGATCCCATCTCCGTCAAGCTCATAACGCTGATAAGTCCTGAGTGATATGCCGAGTTTGTCCGCCGTTTCTTTTTGCGTTAAACCTATTTTATCCCTGACTTCTTTTAAATTTATGACATTTTCTTTCATAATATGCCTTTTATTGACGTATTTAAGCTAAATTTAATTGACATATGACAAAAAATGTCATATAATTCAAACATCAATTAATCAATTATACCAAAAAGGACGAAAAATGAAACTTCAAAACGCGGTTAAGCTCTTAAAAGAGTTCGGAGAGGTTAAGGAGCACGAATGCGGCGCGAGCGTCGAAATAGGGGCTAAAACTTACGGCGCGCTAACAAATTGCGGCGCGGATACGGTTTTGTATCTCTTTGAGGAAACTAAAGACGAGCGCGGCGGGATATATTTTAGCTTGATTAGCTCGCTAAAGCAGATGCGCGAACGCTTGCAAGATCTACAAAGGGCGGCCTAAGCTGCCCTAAAGAAGGATAAAAGATGTTTGATTTATGCCTTTTACAAAATATAAAAGAGTGCCAATCTAAGTTAAATGCGACGTTGGGCATTATGCACCAATACGGCAGAGGCAGAGACGAGTCGCTCGCACCGTTTAGGGCTGAATTGGTGGAAATCGCCCAAAATTTGGAGGCTTTTACAGATAGGCTGGAGGCTAGCTTATCTCTTCGTGCGCTCCTTGATCAAACCACACCTGAGCAGTTACGTGAGGCGTTAGAGTCTGATTTTCCACTTCGTAGTTTATTTGAGTTGCTACAAGGTAGTAAGTGCCGTCAATCTTGCGGTCAAGCTCTAAAATCTCCCCCACGCGAGGAACAAAGTGGGAATTTAGTTTAAAGGTGGGCTCGTAAGCCAGTAGTTGCCCGTGTTTGCCAATAGGGGTTATTTTTATAGTAGGCATAAACGTCCTTTATGTCGGGATTAAAAACAAGTAATTATACCAAAAAGGATAAAAGATGAAACGAGACAAATTCATAAATGAGATTTTAGGGTTAGAGGCGGCTCAAAAAGTTAACGAGAGCGGCTACGTAATCATCTCAAAACAGCGATACAAGAGACTTACGGCGGTGTATGCTAGTTTTAAAAAATTGCTTCCCACTCGCTTAAGTCGCAAGGATCGTCGTGATCCTCGTCATCCCAAAGGTCAAAGCCCGTGTAGCCGTGATAAACGTCGTCTGCGGCTAATGACGCGTTGGCATACGTTCCGTAAAGCTCGTCATTTACGAAGAGCCCAAAATGTCCGTAGCTAAGCGGCGCGATAAAAAAGCTTGTTTCGTCGTTGATCTCGTAGCGGTATTTCATTGTTTTAGCTCCTTTTGGGTTGTTGATTTTGCACTCAAATTTTACCAAAAGGGGCTTAAAGAGCGAAACTTGGAAAGGATAAAAGATGAAAAAAGACGAGTTTAAACAAGAGGCATATCTGAATATTGCGGTCAATGAAGAGATGGCCGACGAGTGTATGAGGCGCAAAGCGATATGCCAAAAGCTGATCAAGCTAATAAATAGCGATTTGGGCGAGGAGTTTTTGAAAGATTGCGAGGATTTTAAAGCCTCGATGCAGAAATTTGAGCTCAAATACGGCTTTTTGATTTGAAATTTAAAGGAGGCGAGTTAATGAAAACTCTAGCGCAGTTAATTTACGAAAAAACAAGATGGACGATAAAAGATTATTGCGAAATGCGCGGGATAAGCTCGATCATGGGGCTTCGCGGCGGATACGTGAGCAAGGCAAACGCAAAGATACTAGAAAGCGACGGGATCGAGTGGCGCACGGCAAAAAACGTCAAAATAGGCGACGGCACTTGCGCGGGATTTGTCTATCTAAACAAAAACAAGAAAGCGAGTTAAAAATGCTAAATAAAAAAGCGGTTGATTTTGCGATATTTCAAGCAAAAATGGCGATGGCGGGGTTTGAAACGAAACTAACTCCAAAAGGCGAGATCCGCGGGGTTAAACGCGGCGCAAAGCTAGGCAAGACGGAGGCAAAAAGTGCGAATAATCCAAATTATAAAACAAATTCTCTCGCATCGCTCAGTTGAGCCGTGCCGGGCAAAAGATAGGAAATTTAAGGGAGCGAGCGGGGCGATCTTTAGCGGGTCGCACTACTACGTAAATGCGGACGGTTTTATCGCGTGCCGGATCGGCGGCGCGATCGTGGATATAAAGGAAAAATGATGTTAATTCAAAATTTGAAACGATTTTTTGAGGTCAAGGCGGGGATCGAGAGGATAGAGGAGCAGATAAAAGAGCTCAAAGAGGATAAAAAAAGCTACCTTGAAACTCTCGAAAACCTAGAGCGCGAGCTAAAGCGAGAGCTAAACACGGACGACTTGTCGGGCGTCCAAATTTCGCACGGGCTTAACATGTCCATCGAGGTTGTCAAAAAAGAGGACAAAGAGGCGGGCAATGAGTAAAAATTTAAGAGACGCGTTGAAAAACGCCAAAGACGAGATCAAAGAGCTAATCGCCTCATTTTTTGAGGAGATTGAAGCCGATCTCGATGAGCTTGCCGAGTTCGTGGAGCAAAACGAAACTGAGCAGGCGGACGACCTAATCACTGAAATCAAACAAAAAATGGATAGTTGGCTCGCGGTGCAGTAGATGAAGTCCACGCCTAAAATTAGCGCAGAGGACATTGTCGATTGCGGGATAGATAGCATCCGTTTTGTGATGCCAAAGGCCACGCTAAACGGCTTTTTGAAAAAGATTGAACTTTTGGGAAAGCTGCGGCTAATAAGCCGAAATAAAACGGTCAAGGATTATGCGGAGTATAAATTTAAGGGCGCAAATAAGCCGCTTTTTGATGCGGACGAAAAGCACCCCTTTAAAATCCGCTACATAAGCTTTAAGCGCGGCACGAAAAGCTTAAGTAACACGATGCTGGTGGTCGAAAACTCAAGCGAGTTAAACGATCTTTGCAAGAAGCGTAAAAAGCCCTTTGGCTATTACGTTTGCGTTGTCTTTGCGGGGCTGTTTCAGCCTAGCAGAGATATTTATAAAGAGACTTACCGAATTTTGGGCAAGTTTTTACGGCGTTTTAAGCCTTACAGCTGGGATGTCGCGGTGGATTTTAAAGATCGGGGCGACGTAAATTCTAAAGCCAAAGGCAAATTTAAAGAGTCCGTAAAAGAGTGCGCCGATGACGTGATCAGTTTTAAAACTAGCATTTACGCCAATCGCGGACTAAAAAGCGGGAAGTTTTATACGGTGGACAAGGTTTGTTTATACGACAAATTCGAAAAGCAAACGAACTACCACAAACAAAAAATAGACGAAAAATTTAAGGACTGGAAGCGCCTTGAAGTTACGTTTCGGCTCAAGGGTAAATTTATGGATTTTATCGAAAACGAGAACTTTAAGGAGTGCGTTGAGGTGATGGACGAGATCGCGGATAAGCTCACGGGCGAGTTTCCTTTTGGTGTCTATCTTGGCAAATTTAACGAGCAAATCGCATATTTCAGGGATATGCGCAAGCGATTAAATTTAAGCAAAACTATTTTTTAAAGGGTAAAAAGTGGGAAAATTTAACGTAGATGAGCGCATAAAGGCGCTTAAAGTTTGTAAATACTTCACGATTGAGGGTATAGAAAATTTAAGCAAAAGGTATCCGAACGAGGAGCATATAAAAATCGCCATGCAGATCAAGGCAAAAAACGAAAAGCCGATAGAGGGTGCGGCAAGCAAGGAGTGAATATGCATCAAAATCAAATAAATTTTATCAGCTACGCGCAGGCGGCAAAAATGTTAGGCGTTGCGGTGGTAACGATCAAGAAGTGGGCGCAAAAAGGCCTTATTAAGCGCTACGCCGTAACCGGTCGCAGCGTGTTTGTCGATAAAGATGAAATTTTAGAGATGATTAGGGAAAGAGGGGCATAACATGAACGTCATAAATCAAGTCGTAGCGGACGATTATGCCATTTATAACGGCGATAGCTGCGAGGTCGTTAAGGCTCTAAATGATGAGAGCGTAGGCTATATCATTTACTCGCCGCCGTTTGATAGCCTTTATACTTATTCAAATTCCGATCGAGATATGGGCAACTCCGAAAAAGGCGAATTTATGGAGCATTTCGCGTTTTTGGCAAAGGAGCTATTTCGTATCCTAAAAAGCGGGCGGCTTATGAGTTTTCATTGCATGAATTTGCCGACTTCAAAGGTTAGAGACGGATTTATCGGAATTCGCGATTTTCGCGGCGAGCTGATACGCCTTTTTGAGAGCGTGGGCTTTATATTTCACTCCGAGGTTTGCATCTGGAAAGATCCCGTAATCGCTCAGCAACGCACCAAAGCGCTCGGCCTGCTTCATAAGCAGCTAGTAAAAGATAGCGCAATGAGCCGCCAAGGGATACCCGACTACCTCGTCACGATGAGAAAGCCGGGCATAAACGCCGAGCCGATCGAGGGCGGGCTAAAATACTACTGCGGCGACGGTGTGCCGATCGCATCTAAATTTGACGAAGAAAAAGGCAACTTAAACCGCGGGAGTATCGAAGTATGGCAAAGATACGCGAGCCCGGTTTGGATGGACATTAACCCAAGTAACACGCTCAGCCTAAAAGGTAGCCGCGACGACGAGGACGAGAAGCATATTTGCCCGCTCCAGCTTGACGTTATAGAGCGTGCGCTTCAACTATGGACAAACGAGGGCGACGTCGTATTTACTCCGTTTTTGGGTATCGGTAGCGAGGTTTATCAATCCCTAAAAATGAACCGCAAAGGGATAGGCATTGAGCTAAAGAGCTCTTATTTTAAAGTTGCGGCGAAAAACTGCGAGCTAGCCTTGCGAGAACGCGCCCAAGGATCGCTTTTTTAAAGGCCGGCAATGGATAAGGCAAAAGAAATTCAAGACTTTTATGCGAGCAAAGTTAAAGACGCGTGTAAGCCCGAGATTAGGCGATATAGCGCGCTTCAAATGGCATTTTTCAAAGCAAAGAGATCGGGCGAGGATATAAGCGCCCTAAAACAAGAGCTGGAAAACGCGAGGCGCGAAGCGATGATAAAAGCGATCGGATGTTTGGACGAGCATGAGCATTTTGAGGTTATAGCCACGTTAAGCGATAACGGCAAAATCAGCTCAATGCCCGATTTTTTCAAGAATTGTATTATTTGATAAAAGGAAATTTTATGCAATATGAAGACTTTTTAAAGACGAAACAAAAGCGGGCAAGCTTTAAAAGCATCGAAATATCGCGAGACGAGTTAAACGGCGCGCTGTTTGATTATCAAAAAGATCTCGTTTATCTCGCGCTTAAAAAGGGGCATTTTGCGATATTTGCGATGACCGGTAGCGGCAAAACGGCGATGCAAGGCGAGTGGGCTTATCAAATTTGGCAAAAAGAGCGCGCGCCCGTGCTGATCGTGACGCCCCTAGCGGTCGCTTTTCAAAGTATCGAGGAGATAAAGCACATCCTAGGATATGACGTTAAATTTTGCGAAAGCGCGGACGACGTGATAAACGGGTTAAACATTACCAATTATGAAAAGTTGGATAAATTTGACCCGGACGCGTTTGTCGCGTTAGTCCTGGACGAGAGCTCAAGGCTAAAAAGCTATACTTCAGCCACGCGAAATTTAATCATCGAAAACTACAAGCACACGCCTTATAAGCTCGCATGCTCAGCCACTCCAAGCCCTAACGACTACACGGAGCTAGGCAATCATACCGAGTTTTTAAACGTGATGAGTTTGTCCGAAATGCTCTCGATGTATTTTGTGCATGACGGCGGCGATACGTCCGAATGGATACTAAAAGGCCACGCGGTTAAGCCGTTTTGGAAATTTATCAGCTCGTGGGCGGTATTTTTTACAAAACCATCCGATCTAGGGTATAGCGCCGAAGAGGACGCTAAATTTAAGCTCCCGCCGCTAAAAATGCAGCACGTCGAAGTCGAGAGCCAAAGCAAGGGCTCGCTTTTTGCGATCGCTGCGCAAACCTTGCAAGAGCGCAGGCAAGCCAAAAAAGATAGCTTAGAGCAAAGATGCGAAAAAGTGGCCGGGATTTGCAATGAATCAAACGAGAATTTTTTGATTTGGTGCGAGCTAAACGACGAGGGCGCGATGCTCAAAAAGCTAGTGGCCGATAGCGTGGAGATCAAGGGAAGCGATAGCGACGAGTTTAAGGCGCGCGCGATGAGCGATTTTGCAAACGGCAAAATAAAATGCCTCATCACAAAACCCAAGATCGCAGGTTTTGGCATGAACTGGCAAAAACACTGCGCAAACGTGATCTATGCCTCGCTATCGGATAGCTTTGAGGGATTTTTCCAAAGCCTGCGCCGCGTTTATCGTTACGGCCAAACGCGAGAAGTGACCTGCTATATCATCACGAGCGAAGCCGAGGCAAACGTGCTAGCAAATATCCGCCGCAAAGAGGCTGAATTTTATAAGATGATCGAGGGCTGTTTGGAGCAAACGCGCGAGCTGGTGCTAAGCGAGATCAAGCGCGTAAGCCGAGAAAAAAGCGAATATAATCCGAGCGTAGTGATGAGCTTGCCGGAGTTTTTAAAAGCCGTTTAGGAGGCAAAAATGAACCTAGAAATTTTTAAAAACGATAACTTTGAGATCAGGGTTGCGGTAGGTGAGGCGGGCGATCCGCTGTTTTGTTTAGCTGATGTTTGTAAAATTTTAGAGCTTACCAATGCAAGCGTCGTTAAAAATGCGATCGCTTCGGAGTTTGACGATGGCCTAAGTTTGACTTACCCCATCTTTGACAGCCTAGGCAGGGAGCAAAACGCGACTTTTATTACCGAGCCGCAGCTTTATTTCGTGCTCATGCGAAGCGACAAGCCAAACGCGAGGAGCTTTAGAAAATGGGTCAATATCGAGGTTTTGCCGTCTATTCGCAAACACGGCGGCTATTTGACGCAAAAAAAGATCGATGAGGTGCTAAGCGATCCCGATACGATCATAAAACTAGCGCTTGATCTAAAAGCTCAAAGAGCAAAAACCCAGGAGTTGGAGCGCGAAAAGGCGGCAAATTTGCCTTATATTACCTTCGCCAAAGCCGTCGAAGCAAGCGCGACGAGCATCAATATCGGCGACTACGCAAAAGCCCTATGCGACGACAAGCGCATAAGAGTAGGGCAAAAACGGCTCTTTAGTTGGCTACGAGATAGCGGCTACTTGCAAAAAGACAATAAGCCTTATCAGAAATACGTAGATAACGGATACTTTGAGCTTGTGATGAACGTGATAGCCACCACAAAAGGCAATCTGCAAACCTTTACGACGAAAATCACGAGCAAAGGGCAAGTAGCGCTCGCACCTAAAATAGAGCAATTTTTCTCAAAGAGCGCGTAAATTTATAAATTATCCAAATGGTCCGCCCACCACTGCATCAAAGCGCGCATTTGGGCTAAATTTTGGGCGCGATTGTAGGCGGCGCGGATCTTGTCCGTGCCTTTGTGCGCGAGGCATTTTTCTATAATGTCGAAATTTAGCCCGTGAGCGTCGATGTTTTCGTTGCAAACGGTGCTAAACATGGCGCGAAAGCCGTGCGACACGATCTCGTCTTTGCTAAATCCCATCCTGCGCAGCGCGACGTTTAGGGTGTTTTCGCTCATATACCGGGCTGAGCCGTAAAGCGAGCCGAAAAGATAAATTTGATCTAGATTGTAGCCTTTGTATTCTTTTAGCAGCTCCAGGGCTTGGCGCGATAAGGGCAGGGTAAAAGCCTCTCGCATTTTCATATCGCCCGCTGGGATGTTTATAACTCCCTCATCAAAATCGATATACTCCCATTTTGCGCTTCTAACGTTAAAAGGGCGCAGTGCGGTGAGAACTGCAAATTTAAGGGCGTATTTGGTGCGAACGTCGCCGCTGTATTCGTCTATACTTTGCCAAAGAGCCTTAATATCGGCGTTTTTGGTAAGCGTCGCGTAATTTTTCTCTTTGACTTTTTTGAACGTGAAGCGGTAGTTAATGCTCGCGATCACGTTATGCGGCGCGATATAGTAGGCTGATTGCCAAATTTGATTTAAAAGCGAATAGAGCCGCTTCATCATTTCAAGGCTGCCCTTAGCCTCTATCTTTTTTAAAATTTCGATGACGTCGGTTACGGTAATGTCCGTAATACTTCTGTTTTCAAAAAACGGATAGGCATACATTTCAAGCAGCCTTTTATCTCTATATAGGGTATTTGGCTCTACGCTAGCGGCTTTTATTTCAAGCCATCTTTGCGCGAGCTTTTTAAAATTAGCCTGCTCGTTTATCTCGCTCTCGCGTTTGACGTCGATGCCGTCTCTTACCTTTTGCTCCAGCTTAAATCTCTCCTCGCGCGCCATGGCCAAACTAAACTCGGGGAAGTCTCCTAAATTTAGCCTTTTGATTTTATTATCGGCCGGACTTTTGTATTCGAGAGCAAAATATTTACGACCGCTAGGATCTACGAAAATATATAAACCTCTGCCGTCGCATTTCTTATAAATTTTATCCTTCGGCTTTAGCGCCCTAATCTCTCTATCTGTTAGCGGGGTGGGTATCTTTGGCATTTTTTACGGAGTCCTTTTGTATTTTTTTGTTTTGCTCCGTTATTATTCCGTAAAAAGTGGATATTTGCAAATATATTTTTATATCCTTTAGTATTTTTAAATATACGCAAAAATATCTTTAAAATCCGTCTATAACGGGGCTTTTTTATGTTTTTGGACGTTTTGGGAAGTTTTAAGATGTAGTATAANAGATAATGAGATATAGCGGCGTGAAACTCGGACTCGTAAAACTTAAAAAGATTTTTACATTTTCAAAGACGGTGGAGTAGGGGTGGTGATTTTCGTCTTTTTGGACTTTTTGTGAATTTTAAGATGAGATCAAGTGGTTACCCTGAAAGGATTCGAACCTCTGTTAGCTGATCCAGAGTCAGCAGTTCTACCACTAAACTACAGGGTAACGATAGGCGAAATTATAGCGAGCGAAATTTAAATCAGCTTTAATTATTTCAAATTTTGAGGATAAAACCGCAAAAAATCGCCGCTCAAATTTCACAGCCCAAATTTTTCAAGATGGGCTAAAAACTTTTCGGGCGGATAAA